TTACATGCAGGTCAAGCTAAAGTATTAAAAAAAATAATTAATAAAAAATAATTTATGAGGATGCCAGATACAAAATATACTGGAAGCTTTATAAAAAAAGAAGCCCAAGGATCTTCTGGTCCTGTGAGTTTAAGTAATTCTGCTTCTAAAAAATATTATGGAAGCATGATAGATGCTCCTGGTTTTAAATCAGGTGGTACAATTAGAAAAACTACTAAAGGACCTGGAGCTAATTATAGATCTACAAAATCAGGTGCCGGTATGACATCTAAAGGTGTTAAAGCATATAGAGCAGCTAATCCAGGATCAAAATTAAAAACAGCTGTAACAGGTGATGTTAAAAAAGGATCTAAAGCTGCAAAACGTAGAAAATCATATTGTGCAAGATCAGCTGGGCAACTTAGAAACTCATCGGCTAAAACAAGAAACGATCCTAATTCAAGAATAAGACAAGCAAGGAGACGTTGGAAGTGTTAGTAAAAGATGCAATATTAACAGCACTAGTCGCAAGATATGAATCTCAAATTGCAGAAGCAGATGCAACAGTTAAAATATATTTAGAAAATTCAGTAGGTATTGGAGAGCATCCACAACACATTGACGAGGTAGATAAACAATTCGAAAAAATTGCAGCAGCTGAAGAAAAACTTAAAGTGCTAGAAGATTTTCGAGAACAACAAGGAGAAGAGTAATGGACGACATGCAACTAATAGTTAAAATACAAAAAGAACTTAAATCAAGATTACAAAACATAGGAGACTCTATTCTTAGTGGTGGGGTTGACAATATGGAAAAATACAAGTATTTAATAGGACAGGCACATGCCATACAATTAACATTACAGGATATCTCTAACCTGCTAAAACCTAAGGAGCACAAAGATGAGCAAGGAAACGTTATCGACATCGGAGAAGGAAATACCAAAAATTAAACTTGGACTTGAAGATAAGTACAAAGAAGAAAAAAAACATATATCACCAGAACCAGATCCATTAACTCCAGAAAATATTGGAGATACAGTTGATGAATTACCAGAACCTTCTGGATATAGAATTTTAGTTTTACCATTTACACCTAAAAAAAAATCAGAAGGTGGAATTATTTTTGCACAAGAAACACTAGATAAAGCAAGAATTGCTACAACTTGTGGTTATGTTTTAAAAATGGGAGATTTAGCATACAAGGACACTGAAAAATTTAATAAACCTTGGTGTAAAAAAGGAGATTGGGTAATTTTTGCTCGTTATGCGGGTTCAAGATTACCAATTGAAGGTGGAGAAGTGAGAATACTAAACGATGATGAAGTGTTAGGAACTGTAAAAGATCCTGAATCACTTCTTCATTTAATTTAACCACATAGGAGAAACTATGCCAGAAGAAATAAAATCTTCAGAAGAATTAATTGATGTTGGTGAAACAACCGGTGCTGAAATTAATTTAGATGATAAAGGAGAAGCGGTCAAACAAGAGGAAATAAAAGAAGAGATTGAAGTAGAACAAGTACCTGAAGATAAAACTTATGAAAATGAAAAACAGGTAAAACTTGAAAAAAAAGAAGAACCAGATGAGTTAAAAGAATATAGTGAAGGCGTTCAAAAACGTATTGCTAAATTAACTCGTAAAATGAGGGAAGCAGAAAGACAGAGAGAAGAAGCTGTTAATTATGCTCAAACAATTAAACAACAAAAAGATCAAGCAGAAAATAGATTATCTAAATTAGATAAATCTTATGTTAGTGAATTTGAAAGCAGAGTCACAACTAGTTTGGCAGCAGCTAAACTAGCTCTTAAAAATGCTATTGAATCACAAAACGTAGAAGCACAAATTGCAGCACAAGAACAGTTAGCAAATTTAACTGTAGAAAACGCTAGATTAAATGCTTTAAAAACTGTTGAGCAAGAAACTCCTAAACAAAAAGAAGTTAATATTGCTCCTCAACGAACACCTCCCACTCCTCAATCTGACCCTAAAGCTGAAGATTGGGCTAGTAAAAATGCGTGGTTCGGTAATGATACTGCTATGACTTATACAGCTTTTGATATACATAAAAAGCTTGTAGAAGAAGAAGGATTTGATCCTAAATCTGACGAATATTATGAAGAAGTTGATTCAAGAATAAGACTTGAATTCCCACATAAATTTGATAAGGTAGGTTCTAATACTGCAGAAAGAGCAAAACCTGCTCAAGCTGTAGCTTCAGCTAAACGTTCAGCTACCACAGGACGCAAAAAAACTGTGAGACTCTCGCCATCACAGGTAGCAATTGCTAAAAGATTAGGCGTGCCATTAGAAGACTATGCGAAACAATTAAATATCACGGAAGGAGTATAAGCATATGGAAAATGAAAAAATTAAAACTTCTCGTGCGAGCCAAACAAGAGAAAAGGTAAAAAAACCTACAACTTGGGCTCCACCCTCATCACTTGATGCACCCGAACCACCTGCAGGTTATAGACACAGATGGATTAGAGTTGAAGTCCTAGGTTTTGACGATACAAAAAATGTATCAGGAAAACTTAGAGAAGGATGGGAGTTAGTGAGAGCTGACGAATATCCCGAACAAGACTTTCCATCTTTGACAACAGGTAAATATTCTGGTGTTATCGGAGTAGGAGGCCTAGTGTTGGCTAGGTTACCTGAGGAAATCGCAAAATCTCGTGAAGCTTATTTTCGTAAGCAAACACAAGATAGAGATGAAGCAGTTAATAACGATTTACTAAAGGAACAACACCCAAGTATGCCGATCAATCAAGATAGGCAAACTCGTGTAACTTTTGGTGGTACAAAGAAAGACTAATTATTTAGTAATTCCTAACCAACAAAAATAAAATAAACCGTACTGGAAGCCTTTCGAGGCAGGTACATTTAAGAAAAGGAAATACGACTATGTCAAATGATAGTACAGCTGGATACGGATGTAGAGCAGTAATGACTGTAGGTTCAACACCTGCAACTTCTGGTCAATCTGAATATAAGCTATATGATTACGCAGGTTCGGCTTTCAATACAATCTTTAAAGGTGATCCGGTTTCTCTAAATGCAGGAACTCAAGCAGCTGAAAAAGGTTATATTCAAGACGCAACCTACGATTCAACAGATGATGACAATAGTGGTGGAGCTGGTTGGCAAAATAGTGCTGACCCTCTATTATTAGGTGTCTTTAACGGTGCTTTCTGGGTAGACTCAGGAACATCAAAACCAACATGGAGTAACTCAGTACCAAGTGGAACAAACTTTGGTGTTGATTACAACACAGGTTCAAGCGATGGATGTGCTTATGTATTGGATAACCCTAACCAGGAATTCAACATGAGAGCAAACGCTGCTTGGCAACAAAATGATGTTGGTCTTAACTATAACACAGGTGATAACGGAGCAACTGGTCTTAGTGGAATGTCTGACGAAAGACTTTCTATTGCAACAGTAGCAGCAACTTCAATGTTTACATTGGTAAGAGGTGCTAATATCCCGGGTCAAAACGATTACACAGCAGACGGCAGCGATGTCGTTGTTGTAATTGGTTCGGCTTCACACTTGTATAACTAATAGCGAATAAGGAGAAAATAAACTATGGCTATATCACGAGCACAACTAGTTAAAGAACTAGAACCTGGTTTGAATGCTTTATTCGGACTAGAGTACAAACAATATGCTAACGAAGCAGCTGAAATTTTCGATACAGAATCATCTGACAGAGCTTTTGAAGAAGAAGTAATGTTAAGTGGTTTCGGAAATGCATCAGTTAAACCTGAAGGTCAAGGTGTATCATATGACGATGCGCAAGAAACTTTTACAGCTCGTTACACAAACGAAACAATAGCACTTGCTTTCGCAATCACTGAAGAAGCGATTGAGGACAATTTGTATGACAGACTTGCGTCTAGATATACAAAAGCACTAGCAAGATCTATGGCGAACACTAAGCAAGTTAAAGGCGCGGCTGTATTGAACAATGCGTTCACAGCAGCTTTTGCTGGTGGTGACGGAGTAGAATTATGTTCTACTGCACACCCTACGCTTTCTGGAAATTTTGCAAATGAATTAGCAACTTCTGCTGATTTAAACGAAACTTCTTTAGAGCAGTCTTTAATTGACATTTCCGCTTTCACTGATGAAAGAGGACTAAAAGTTGCAGCTAGAGGAATGAAAATGATTATTCCACCACAACTGCAATTTACTGCTGACAGACTTATGAAGTCTGAAGGTAGAACAGGTACTGCTGATAATGATATCAACGCAATCAAAAACATGGGAATGGTTCCAGAAGGTTATACTGTAAACCACTACCTAACTGATACTGATGCGTTTTTTATTAAAACAGATGTACCAAATGGTCTTAAACATTTCATGAGATCGCCTATCAAAACTACTATGGAAGGCGACTTCGATACTGGTAATGTTAGATACAAAGCTAGAGAGAGATATGTATTTGGTTTCTCTGATCCTAGAGGAATCTTCGGATCTCCAGGAGCATAATAAATAATTTAAGGGGCCGTCTAAAAACGGCCCCTTTTTTAACTACAACAAGGTGTGTAAATGAAAAAAACTCTCATAAATATCTGGGCTTACGATCATCATGCAATATTTACTATTGAACACAGTGAAGATACAGCTGAAAGTGTTGAAAAAGCAATACTTGACAAACTAGGAGAAAAAAGTATAAAATGGGAGTATCTCGGAAACAACTATAATAACGAGATAAATCGAATAACTTATGAGGAGGTTATT